TTCTGGTACGGGTCTAAACATAACGAAAGGGAATACCAAGCGGCCTGCTCGATTACACAGCATTACAAGGTGGGTTTAAAAAGGATCGGCCTTGACTTTATCCCCAACAACTTCAAAAGCGATCTCCTCCTGAGTGGTGGGGATATCCCTAAGGGTCATTATGAGCATGAATCTATGAAAAGGACCGTGGTGCCTTTTCGCAATGGTATCATGCTGTCAATCGCTGCAGGTTATGCGGAAAGCATTGGGGCTGAACAGATCGCAATAGGCAATCATTTCGGAGATCATGCAATATATCCCGATTGCCGCAAAACTTTTATTGAACCCATGAAGCTAGCGATCAAGGAAGGCACCGAAAAGAACATCACGCTTCTAAGCCCTTTTTGCGATCTTAAAAAAGAGGATATCGTCAAAATAGGAGAAAAATTGTTAGTCCCCATGTACATGACTTATAGCTGTTATAATGGGAGCACTGACCACTGCGGGGAGTGTGGGACTTGTGTTGAAAGAAAAGAAGCTTTCAAATTAGCAGGAGTAAACGATCCAACAATATATATAGGATGATTGAAATGATAACTTGCGCTAGGAGAATTCAATTCTGTTCGGGCCATCGAGTTATGAACCATGAGTCAAAATGCTCGAATCCTCATGGTCATAATTATGTCGCTTGGATACACGCTAAGTCTGAGGGGCTTGACGCATTGGGAAGGGTGATAGATTTTTCTGTTTTAAAAGAAAAAATAGGCAATTGGATCGATAACAATTGGGACCATACTTTTGTCGCTTATGAAGAAGATTCTGAGCTTATAAAGGATCTCGAAAAGCATCATAAAAATAAACCCGTTTGGATCGCTCCTTTCAACCCAACAGCAGAAAATATGGCTAATTGGTTATTAAGATTTGTTGCACCCATGGTCCTACAGGGTACAGGTATCGTGGTTTATCATGTTGAACTATATGAGACGGAGAATTGCAAAGCAGATGCAAAATTATAATTTAACCGATTTATTTTGGTCAGTCCAAGGTGAGGGTTTTAATTCGGGGACAAAGGCATTATTTGTTAGATTACCAAACTGTAACCTAAAGTGCTCTTGGTGCGATACTGATTGGACAATTTTTAAAACGTACACTGAAGAACAATTCAGGCAATTCATCCAATTAGAGAAGGCCCCTATTTGCGTGATAACAGGCGGGGAGCCTTTGCATAACCCGCAAATAAACGATATAATAAAAATAGTGAAGCAATATAATTTCAAAACTACATGCGAAACCAACGGGACCATGCCTTATGTCGAAGGGATTGACTGGGTGACATGCAGCCCAAAAAGGGAGACTGAGTATTTAGTTCATCCCGATATTGCGGCGAAGGTGAGCGAGTTTAAATATGTTGTGGATAAAGATTTCGATTTCTCGGTATTAGAGAGACACGATACAAAAGACGGCCGGCACTATTACCTATCGCCAGAGTTCGGCAACTTCCGAGAATCGATAAAAGAGATACTGAAATATCAAAAGAAAGATCATAACTGGAAATTATCGCTTCAGACTCATAAATGGATAAGGGTTAAATAAATGCAAATAATTCATGATAGCATAAAAGACATGATTGATTTTATCGGAGATGATTCAAACCGGGAGGGTGTATTAGATACACCTAAAAGGGTTATGAAGTCATGGGACGAGCTTTATGCTGGTTACAAGCAATCCCCACAGGAAATACTTGAAAGAACCTTTGATAGTGATGGTTATGACCAATTGATAATTCTACGGGATATCGAGTTTTATAGCATGTGTGAACACCATATGCTGCCCTTCTTCGGCAAAGCTCATATCGGCTATATCCCGAATGATCGAGTTGTTGGGATCAGTAAGCTTGCAAGGTTGGTCGATTGTTTTTCAAGGAGGCTACAAATACAGGAACGGTTAACGAAGCAAATAGCCGAGGCAATAAACGATATAATGCAGCCCAAAGGCGTAGCCGTATTGATTGAAGCACAGCATCTTTGCATGGTGTCAAGGGGAGTTAATAAACAGAATTCAGTGATGATGACCAGTGAGCTATTAGGGTGTATGAGGAACCATGAGGCAAGGGAAGAATTTTTAAAACTTGCTAAAGGATAATTTATGGCGAAAATAGGCCGTCCCAAAATTCCAATAGACTGGGCTCAGTTTGACAAATTGTGCGCTATTCACTGCACTTTGGAGGAAATAGCGTCTTTTCTTGATGTCTCAATGGACACGATAGAGCGGCGCTGTATTCAAGATAAAAAGAAGCCTTTTGCGGAACTTTGGCGCCAAAAAGCGGCCAAAGGGAAGATAAGTATCCGTAGGAAGATATGGCTAAAGATAAATGAGGGCAACACCGCCATTTTAATATTCGCAGCTAAGAACGTATTAGGATGGTCAGATAAAATGACTAACATCGAAGTGCCAGCTAATGATTCAACTGTTCCAGTGGTTACATTTGCCGCAAGAAGGGCAGATAAACAAACAAAAAAATGAGCAATATAGAAATTGTAGTTCCTGAAATCTTCGACGATCTTTTTGATGATTACCGTTATTATGTTTACTACGGTGGACGTGGTAGCGGTAAATCCCATTCAATCGCGAGATTTTTAGTCTTTACAGCACTTTCAAAAACAACAAAAATACTGTGTGCAAGGGAGCTACAAAACTCAATTACAGAATCAGTCTATACGCTTTTAAAAGAAATCATTTATGCCTACAACCTGCAAAAATGGTTTTTAATAAAAATCGCTTCTATTGAATGCAGAATAAATAAGTCGGTTTTTATCTTCAAAGGACTCGCTCATAATATTGAATCAGTAAAATCAACTGAAGGTGTTGATATAGTGTGGATTGAGGAAGCGGATAAAGTATCTCAGTCCTCATGGGATATCCTAATCCCAACAATTAGAAAATCGGGAAGTAAACTCATTATCACTTTCAATCCTACCCACGAGGATGATCCGGTCTATCAAATGTTTGTCGTTACAGGACAGCATGATATGGTCAAAAGAAAAGTGAACTATAGCGATAATGACTACTTCCCCGAGGTGTTAGAGAAAGAACGCCTTCATATGATGGCGACCGATTATGAAAAATATCTTCATGTATGGGAAGGGGAGCTAAGGACCGTCTCAGACGCTCAAGTATTCAAAGGCAAGTTTGTTGTTGAAGAATTTAGCTCAGAAGGGATTGAAAGCTTTTATCACGGCATGGACTTTGGGTTCGCTAATGATCCTTCAACATTCATAAGGTGTTTTATCAAAGGCAGGAACCTCTATATTGATAAAGAGGCATATGGTCATCATATCGAGATAAATGAGCTGCCAAAATTGATAACAAGCTGCATTGCAGCAAAGAATTATAAGATAAGGGCCGATTGTGCCCGGCCAGAAACTATATCGTATTTAAAAAACCAAGGGTGGAATATCGAAGCGGCCAGTAAATGGTCGGGCTCAATCGAGGACGGAATAGAATTTATCAAGCAGTTTGAAAAAGTTATTATCCACCCGTCTTGTGTGCATACACTCACGGAATTCAAAAGATACTCATTCAAAATTGATAAAAGAACAAATGATGTTCTACCAATTTTAATTGATGATTTCAATCATTGCATTGACGCCATCCGCTACGCTCTAAACGATATGATAAAAAGAAAAATTTCCATATACGACGAAGGCGTGATGTAATACTATTTTTAAAAATAAGGGGATGATAATGGCTAAAAAGAAAAAAGAAAATCCGATCTTGCATGAAAACTCCATGACTGATTTTATGACTTCAATTGGCTCAAGTTTAAGTCAAGCAGACTCGCTCATGTATAACAACAGATACAGCGCAATTACAAATAACCGTATGCTCCTTTCTCAGACTTACTTTGAGCATGGAATCATTCAGGTTGTAATCGATCAACCGATTGACGATGCTTTTAGGGGTGGCATCATAATAAAATGTCCTGAACTAAGCCAAGATGATATTGACGAGGTTCAAGCCTATTTAGAGGAGAAAGACGTTCTCATCAATTATTCTCAGGCCCTAAAATGGGCAAGGCTTTACGGTGGAGCGGGGATTATCATAAACGCTGGTCAAAACATGAGCTCACCCTTCAACATAAATTCGATAAAAGAAAATACACCGCTCGAATTTTATCCCGCTGATAGGTGGGAATTAGCTTATGTTGCCTCATCTAATCAGGAGATGGATCGACTATCAGAACTCAAAGATTCAGATTGCCCTTACAATTATTATGGTCATAAGCTGCATAAAGATAATGTGATTAGGCTCAAGAATAAGGAAGCTCCTTCAATCATCAGAGGTCAATTCGCAGGGTGGGGAGTGTCAGAGCTTGAGAAA